CTCGGATTTTGAGCTACACACAACCGTCTCACCTAAGGCGTAGAGGGTTGCCATAATCCATCCTCCCGTAACCATTTGTCGCATGTCCCATCAACATATGTGATCCCCCGTGCAACTGGTTTCACACACATGCCTAAGGTCACCAAGGGGTTGCTCGGCCCTCCAAACCGAAATGCATCTTGACAAATACCCCATAGGCTCCCGCTCACAGCATGGACATACGAGCTCGTGCTTTACGTGGTGGCCAACCACAACCCGGATGGCATAGGAAGCACGAACGCCTTCACCTCAGGTCTGACCAAGACCACCAGGCTCAGGGTGGGGACCGGTGTAAACCCCACCGCGGAAGAATAAGGCTGCCGTGTTGTACTAGGCGCACAAAGGGTCTGTGAGCACCCCACACCACTAGGTCACTAGCGTGGTGTCACGGCATCTCGACCCACCTGCCGGTGGGCCGCCCCGACTTGAATTCAGCAGCACATCCCGGCGCCGAGAAGGCGCCGGATGGTCTCTCCCATGTCTAGGCCGATTTCGTCGAAAGCAAGCAACGTCGATTCCTGGTCAGGGGTGAGGGCGTAGCCGACGTAGGCCTCGACGTGCTTGGCAGCGACAACCTGGGTAGTGGCGGGATCAGGCCAATGCGAAGGGCGACGGGAACAGAGCTCCTCGAAGGTATAACGGTTCCGGGACTCGTCATAATCTCCGAAGATCTTGAACTGGTCATCCTTGGAAAGTGCAAGGGCCTTAGGGGGCGCCTGCCGCACCCAATAATTGCCGCACGCCTTAAAATAGTTCGACAACGGCGGATAGGCGGTGAACATAGCTGCGCGCGCGGCGAAAGCCAACGCGAACGCCTGAGGGTCGAATGCTGCTTTCGACCACGAGGCGCTGCTAACATTGCGGTTGGGCTCCGGGATCGGAAACGGCCGGATCAAACCGGACGGATCCCCGGACGAGCACATACCCACAAACACCACCTTATCGCCGCTCTTACGTTCTTCCAGCTTCATAGAAAAACCGCAGTCGGACCATAGCTTTTGTATGAAATCCCGGGTCAACTTTGAACTGGTGCGCACAATGCTGTCATCGCCCTCGAAGGCAAAGACGTAGAGCACGTACGTACCATCGTTCTGCAAATACCAGCGCGCGAAAGGGAAACGCACGACGTTCGCGGGCTTGTCACAGATGATGCAGGTCCACATGATGAAATTGACGATCCAATTCAAACATGAGGTCCCACGATCTCCGGAGGCACGGAAGGCCTCTAGGACAATTTTCGCAAACATCTTGCCCTTCTTGTAAACGCAACCCCGTTTGCTCTGTCCGCGATCTTTCAGGTCAGCAGCAACCCAGGTAGCCACACCTTGTGAGCTGTCGATGGCGTCAAACAGAAGCTCAGCGACATGCAAGATGATGAGGTCCTCGGTGGCATGCCGAAGCCCGGCAGAGACAGTACGATCCCAGGCGGTGCCATCACCCTCGTAAAGGTGGTGTTCGCCGAAAGAGTTCTCGGAACGCACGCCTCCGTTGAGCAGGTTGAAGACCTGCTCTGTGGCCTCGATCTTGGGCGAATGCTTGATATGAGCCTGCTCGCCGGTGTCGGCGGAGGTGAAA